TTCATCAAGTAAGAAAATTAAATTAAATTAAATCAATATGACAAAAATTCACGCAAAACTTAACGATATACAAGTGTCGTTAAAAGCCCCTAAAGGGCAATTCAACAATTTTGGTAAGTATAAATATCGTTCTGCTGAAGATATTTTAGAGGCTATAAAACCTCACTTAGCTAAACACAATTTAACATTAACTATATCAGAAGAAACTAGAGAGTTAGGAGGTTATCTTTTTGTATCATCAAGAGCTGTTATACAAGATGAATCAGGAGAAACTTATTCTGTTGAAGCTCAAGCTGGTATTAATCCAGAAAGAAAAGGTATGGATATAGCTCAATCTTTTGGGGCTAGTAGTTCATATGCTAAAAAGTATGCTCTAGGTAATCTATTTTTATTAGATGATACTAAAGACGCTGACGCTACTACAGACCCTAAGAAAGTAACTAAAACATCTAAAGCTAAAAAACCTACAATGAACAAGAAACAGTTTGAAATGGCTAAAGAATATATAGAGGCTGGAGGTAAATTAGAAGCTATAGAAGCTAAGTATAAAATCAACACCCAACACTTAGTAGAATTAAAAAAAGTGACCAATGGATGAAATGAATAAACTAAGTCTCTTATTAAAATTTGGAGATGACAATGAATACTACTCTGATAATGAGTATGTTACGAACAGTATGTTGGGATTGTTAAATAAATCACCTCAACATTTATTGAGATATATGCAGGGAGCTCAAGAAGAAAGTAAAGCTCTGGATATAGGTAAAGCATTTCATACTATGGTTCTGGAACCTTCTAAAATAGACAATCAAGTTATTGTATTTGAAGGTAAAACTAGAAGAGGTAAAGCTTGGGATGAGTTTAAAATGGAGAACTCAGATAAAACTATTGTATCTACGTCTGAATGGAATATGATAAACAACATGTCTAACATACTATTTGAAAACGAACAAGCTATGAGTTTTATATCTGAATCTAAACATGAGGTTGTTGAGGTTTGGGAAGACAAAGGAATAAACTGCAAGGGTAAGGCTGACATGGTTGTTACCAATGTTGATGATAAAAAAGTTCTAATAGACCTAAAAACTACAAGAGACTCTTCTCCAGAATCTTTTAGAAGAAGTGCTTATAATTATGGGTATGACAGGCAGGCTGCTTTTTATTTAGATGGTTTTAATGCTGATGAATTTTGGTTTTTAGTTATTGAAAAAGAGTCTCCTTATAGAGTGGGTATATACAAGGCTAGTGAAGAGTTTATTGAGGGAGGTAGACAAAAAAATCAAAACTTATTAGAAAAATATAAAGAGTTTTTTATTAAAAAAGTTAAGGATATAAATAAATTTTATTTTAAAGGAGAATTATAATGAAGAAAAAACGAAAATATAAATCAAAAAGAATAAAAGCAAGAGTAAAGTCAGAGTATATAATAAAAAGGATATGTGAATACTTTAACATTGAAGAACATCTAGTTTTTTCTAAGTTTAGAATGAATGAACTTGTTAGAGCTAGACACTACATAATATACTATATGTATCATTACGGAGATACAGGAAATTCTCCATCAAGAATAAGAGATGTATTTAAAAATAGGGGAGGTATAAGTAATCACGCTTCTGTTATATACGCTGTGAAAAGAATAGAAGATGATTTATCCTACTCAACGGAAGCTAACAGGATAATATTAGAAATAGACGCCGCTATAGGTGTGGTAAAAAAGAAGTATTTAACTATACATTATTTTATGGATGTCAATAAAGGTCACGTTATTAACATATCAACAGAACATGATAATATATTATGGAAACATGATTCAATACAAAAAAGAGGTAATACACTATACTTAATTGGAGAATACAAACATGATGAACATGGTTGGTTAAAGTCTGATAATAAGTTGTATGAATATGGTGGATATTTATGTATGGGAAATGAGGCTGAAAGAGCTTACGAGAAAGAAAAAATATGAATTTAAAATACTTTAGAAAACATCTAAAAGAAAGTTCTGATAGATTAGATATGACTTATTCAATGATGCATATATTAATATACGCATATCACTCAGAGTTTTTTACTAAACAAGATATAATGAATGATGTTCCTTTGGGAGCAGACACCATACAACATGGAGTTAAACTAATGAAAGATAAGAGGTTAGTTACTACATTGAGGGGTGGAGGTAACGGAACTCCAGCTTTGTATAACATATCAGGATTTGGTAAAAGAGAAATTAAAATGATGTACAATAAAATAAAACAAACAGGGGAAGCCGAAAACCTTTATTAGAGTAGGCAGAATGCTAAATATATATAAAATGGCAAATTCAATAATCAATTTCAGTATCAATCTAGATAAGATTGATAAAAGCAAAATCATCACTGGTAAAAAAGGTAAATACCTTAACCTTACATTAGGTTCTAACAGAGATGGTGAAGACCAATTTGGTAACACTCATTATGTTTATCAATCCCAAAGTAAAGAGGAGAGAGAAGCTAAGAATGATAAGACCTATTTAGGTAACGGAAAGGAGTTTAATTTTGATGAACCTAAAAAGGAAGCTGCTCCAGTTGCTTCAGTTGGTTCTGATGATGACCTACCATTCTAATGGCGTCTAAGTCGTATTGGTTTCCTCATGATACGACAGCTTTTAATGATATGAAGATAGAATCCATGACCTCTGTTTATGGTTCAGAAGGTTATGGTTTCTATTGGATTATTATTGAAACACTGTCTATGGAAGAAGGATATAAATTATCTATGCAAAAGAAGTCTGTATTTGGGGTTTTATCTAGAAGAACACAATCCACTCCAGAACAGATAAAAGAATTTGTAGATGATTGTATAAATGATTTTGAGTTATTTGATTCTGATGGTGAATATTTTTGGTCTGAATCCTTACAGAGGAGGTTAAAAAAGAGAGATGATAAATCTCAAAAAGCTAGAGAGCTTGTTAACAGAAGGTGGAACAAAGAAAAGAAAACTGCGGATGTGTCCGCAAAAAACAAATCTTCAGATTCTCTTAAAGAAAGTTTGGAAGTGTTTGATAAATTCTGGGGTTTATATGATAAAAAGGTTGGTAAAGACAAATCTTTCTCTTTATGGGAAAAGTTGTCAAAGAAAGATAAAGAAGATTGTTTTAAGTTTATACCTTTGTATATTAAAGAAAGGCCTAATAAACAATACAGAAAAAATCCAGAAACTTTTTTAAGAAACAAAAGTTGGAATGATGAGATAATAACATCTAACAACGAATCTAAGGAAGAATATAATAATGTTAGCAATGATGAATTTAAGAAAGCTTTTGGAGCATGATAAGTAAAAGTTTATTACATGATTATGGAATATCCTACAAGGGTAAGTGGACTCATGAAATAAAAGCTGTATGCCCTAAATGTTCTCATGATAGGAAAAAGAAAAAAGAACCATGTCTTTCTATTAACACAGAGAATGGAGTTTTCGTTTGCCATCACTGCCAGTGGTCTGGTAAAATAATAGAGAAAAAGATGAGAGAAGTTAAATATGTGAAGCCTAAATACAATAACAAAACATCTCTAACTGATAAGGTTATGAAATATTTTGAAGGTAGAGGTATATCTCAAGACTGCGTTAAAAGAAATAAGATTAGTCAAGATGAAGTATACATGCCTCAAGTTCAAGAGAAAAGAAAAGTTATTAGGTTCAATTATTTCAGGGATGGAGAGTGTGTTAATGTTAAGTTTAGAGACTCAGAAAAGAATTTTAAACAAGTAGCTGGAGCCGAAAAAGTCTTCTATGGATTAGATGATATAAAAGATAATGATGAAGCTATTATAGTTGAAGGAGAGTTTGATAAATTATCTTTTGATACAATAGGATTAACTAATTGTGTGTCTGTTCCAGATGGAGCTCCTAATGCTAACGCTAAAAATGTTGAAGCTAAATTTTCTTACCTAGATAATTGTTATGAGTATTTTGAAAACAAAAAGAAAATATATATAGCAGTTGATAATGACGCTAACGGAAGAAGATTGTTAGATGAATTAAGCAGGAGGTTAGGTAGAGACAGGTGTTGGATAATTGATTTTCCTGAAGGGTGTAAAGATTCTAATGATGTATTAGTAAAACACGGACAACAGAAACTTTATGATTGTTATGAAGAAGCTAGAGCTTACCCTGTAGAGGGTGTTTTTGGAGTGGATAGTGTAGAGGAAATGTTATGGGATTCTTATTACAATGGTAAAGAAAAAGGTGTTACCACAGGTTACTCTTCTCTAGACCCCCACTACACATTTAGAGCTGCTGAGTTTGATGTCTTCACTGGAATACCAGGACATGGTAAAACATCCTTTTGTTTACAGCTAATGTTAAATTCATCTATTTTATACGGATGGAAATGGGGAGTGTTCTCTCCAGAGAATTATCCTATAAACGAGCTCTACGAGACTTTAATAGAAATGTATATAGGAACAACCTCAGACGTAGAATCTGACCACAGAATGTCTGTAAATGAGTATAGAGCGGGAATGAAGTTTGTGAACAAACATTTCTTTGTTGTTTATCCTGAAGAAAGTTTTTCTTTAGATATTATACTAGAAAGGTTTAGGTATTTAGTTCAAACAAAAGGTATTAAGGGAGTTTTAGTAGACCCCTTTAATCAGTTAGACCATAGTTACAATGGGATGTCGGAAGCTAATTATGTAGCAGAGACCCTTAATCAGATTAGAAAATTTACAAAAGCTAATGATGTTAAGTTTATTGTTATTGCTCATCCTATAACAATGAGAAGTGATAATGGAGTTAAGGACAATGAAGTTCCTACAGCTTACAGAATATCTGGAGGGGCTAACTGGTTTAACAAAGCTGATAATATAATTACAGTTCATAGACCTAATCCTAAAGATTTTTATGATACAACAACAAATGTGCATGTTCAGAAAATTAAATTTCAAAAGTTAGTAGGGGTTCCTACAGGTACCCCAGTCTCATTAAATTACCATAGACCTTCAGGTCGTTTTTTAGAAAACAATTCATATCCATTAGATGATTTAGTAAATAAAGTTGATGAAGAAAGATTACCATATTAAAATATTATGAAAGAAAAATTTAAAAAAGATTTAAAATACGGAAGAGCAGGTGAGGTTATTGTAGCCACTTACCTTTCCCTACAGGGAATGCAAATTATAGAAGGAATTAGTAAGGATGAATATAATCCAGACTACGACCTTTTAATGTATTCTCCTAAACATGATAAGAATTTGAAAATGGAAGTAAAGACAGATGATTATGTTAGTGATATTAGTGATACAGGAAACATAGCTATTGAGATAATGTTTAAGGATAGACCTTCAGGAATAAGCTCCACTAAATCAGATTGGTGGGTATACTACATGCCTAATATAAGTTCTAATAATTTATGGATGATGGAAGTTTCTAGACTAAGGAAGTTAATTAAGGATAATATATCTGAATTAAAAGTTGTTATGGGGGGTGATGATAACAAATCAAAATTAGTACTTATACCAAGGAAAGAGTATAGTAGATACTTTGGTATAGACACAATAGTTAAAAAAGAATTAAAAAATGAATAGTGTATTTATTCCAGGCAATACGCCAAGTAGTAAAAACTCTCAACAGTGGACTGGGAAGTATTTAGTTAAATCTAAAACCACACAGAGGTATGTTAAAAATAGTAAATGGTATTATGTTGCCAATAAAAAAGAATTTAAAAAAATGTTGAAGGGTAAAAAGAAACCTTATGATATAGAGTTTACCTTTTATAGAAAAACAAAAAGAAAGTTTGACTACATCAATGCGGCTCAAATAGTTCAAGATTTGATGGTTAAACATGGATGGTTAGATGATGATAACTGCACTGAGATGAAGCCTTATTTCGGGAATTACGTTCATCAAAAAGATAATCCAGGAGTGTTAATTAAAATTTTATAACATGTTTGAAATAGTAGTGTTTGGAGTGGGGTTTATATCAGGAATGTATATATGTACCCAGTTAGAGATAAGTATAAGTAAAAATATAAATAATAATAAATTAAAAAAGAATTTAGAAAAATTAAATAAAAATGATTAGTTATATAGGAGGAAAATCAAGGATGGCTTCTTGGATATGTGAGTATATTCCTGATGATATAGAAACTTATGTTGAAGTTTTTGGTGGTGCTTTCTGGGTATATGTCAAGGGAGATATACATAAAAAACCTCAATTAAAAGAAGTTATATATAATGACAAGAATAAGTTTATGACTAATTTATTTCAATGCATGAGGATACCAGATGATTTTTATAAAGTATTGAGTGAAGTGGAATCACAAAATGAAAGTTTATTTTATATGTGTCAAGACAATTTAAATGTAATGGCAAAAGGTAATTGTGGTTTTGAATTAGGAGATTGTGACATAGCTGCTCAATACGCTTATGTTGCCACTCAAGTGTTTTCAGGTAGTAAAATACTAGAAAGTAAATTTATTGATTTAAAAGGAAAGTACAGTAGTAAATACGACGCTTTAAGAAGAAGGTTACAAAAATCTGACATTAAAAATAAATTAGAAAAAATCACTAATTGTGAGAATTTAGATTATTCAGATTTAATATCTAAATATGATTCTCCAACTACATTCTTTTATGTAGACCCACCTTATTGGAAAACTGAGAACTACTATAGTAACCATAATTTTGATAGCAATGACCATCAGACTTTATGTGAACTATTAGGAACGATTGATGGATTATTTGCATTATCATATTACGACTTTCCTTTATTATCTGAATGGTTGCCTAAAGAAGATTTCAATTGGATAGAAAAAGAGTTTACAAAAGCTGCTGGAGCTCAAAAAGGTAAGAAACAAAATAAAGGAACAGAATTATTAATTATGAATTATTAATGTATATATTTGAAGAAATATTTAATTTATTTTGTATCTTTGGATTTGTAATGATAGGTTTTGCCTGGGGTTACACAGAAGGAATAAAAGAAAATAAAAAATAAACAGGCGGGGTTGTAATTAACAAATAATAATTGCTGTTATACTTTGTGTGATATTACGTTTCCTCGTCTGTTTTTTAAAAAATAAAATATGAAATACGCAAATATTAAAAAAATATTAAAAAAACAAGTACAGAATAAAGTAAAAACTTTTTGGGTATTTAATGAAGAAAATCAAGAATTCATAAATATATACAAGATGTATAGTGATAAATTTAAAATATACACACCTCAACAACTAATACATAAACTAGAAGAATATGAAAGAGAAGAAACACAGTAAATATTATTACGAATACAATAGAAATATGGATAACTCAAGTCAAAGTAATACATCAGACCAATATAATGGTAAAACAAGGTCGGGAGGATTAGAAAATGATAATAGAGTCCCTGAATATTACAAAGGTAAGGAAGGGTATGAAGCTAGAAAAGTATGTGATAACTTTGATTTAACTTACCATCTCGCTACAGCAACGACATACATCTTACGAGCATATCGTAAACATGATACTCCAGTGGAGTGTTTAACAAAAGCAATAGCTCATTTAGAATTTGAACTAGAGAAGATTAAAAGAAAAAATGGCTAATTTTACTTGTAAAAAATGTAATAATTCTATTAAACTTGAGGAATATACTATATCTGTTAAAGATGGTAAATTAGTAACACCTCAAGCATATTGTAAAGAGTGTAAAGAATACATGATTCAACATGATGAGTTTAACGGATGGGGAAAAGCTTTAATGAGGCCAGGAGGCAAGGTGAGAGGTAAAAATGATTATTAGAAGAGTTCAAAACTTATATTAACCAGCGTTATATAAACCCTTAATTTTCTAAAAGAATCTCTTCTAATATTAATAAAGGGGGTGTAATAACCCCCTTTTATAATTAAGAAGGCCAAATAACTACTATGTTATTTTTTAGGCTGTGTAGTTCCATTTTCTAAGAATGCGTAAACCTTGTTAGATTCATTAATGATTTCAGACATTGTAGTGTCTTTATTCGCTCCTAAAACCATAGCTGTTGTTTTGAAAGCTTCCATTCTTAATAACTTTCTGTCTTGAGCAGCTCTTTCATCTCTAATATCCGTTATCGCAGGATTTGTAATGTCCATATTTTTCATAGGTCTATATTTATTTTTTGCCATATTATTTATTCCAATTATATTTTGCTCCTAAATTCATAGGTATGAAGATTGCTGTTCTCCCCCCATCTAATACCACTCCACATCCTAATGTTGGCTTCTTAGGGAAGTGTTTACCATAAGAAAATGCCATATGGTCTACATCTATACCACATCCGACATTCATGCCAAATATGATGTCATTCCTAGAAGCCATATAACTAACTCCTCCAAAAGAATGTGAGTGACCTATAACTGTAGATTGCCTGTTAGCTATAGCTCTATTACGAGCTCCACTAACACCAGAAGAACCCGTCCCATGAACATACAAAACATTATCTATCTCCCATTCCATTTGCCATTTCCATCCCTTTGGGGCGTTCCAGATTTCCTCATAAGTCTTTAAGTATCTTTTAGGTATACCAGCTGTTGTAGCCTGCCTAAAAGGCAAGGCCGAATGGTTGCCCACACAAACTTTTACGTCTGGGAAGGTTTGATACCACTTCTCCATAGCTTTTTGAGCTTGTTCTGCTTCTCTAACAGCATTAGGCATTTCTAAGTCAGACTCATGGTATGACAACGCTGCGTTATCACATTCGTCTCCAATATGAATAATTTCTTTAGCTCCAAATCTATTAAAGACTTCATAACAAAAATTTCTGTATTCTGGGTGACAGAAGGGCTCATGCGTGTCTCCAATTATACCCACATTGGTTGTAGTTCGGTGGTTAATGACTAAATCCTCTTCTTCTGGAGTTAATCTTATTCTTCTTCCGTAAGTTTTCATATGGTACAATTATATAAAAAATATTAATACTATTAACGATTGTTAATAACTTTTTTATAGAGTGTTTTTACTAGGTATATCTATACCCTTACAATAAGTTTTTATGTTAAATCCAGGGCAAGATGTTCCTGATAATTCTCCGTGTCCAACAATAATTATGTCTGGATACCTTCTAATCATATACCTTAAATATATGTCAAAAGTAATTTGTTGTTCTTTGGTCATTGTGTTTTCAGAATTAAATCCATCTTTAGAGATTCCTCCCACATAAGCTATATGTCTAGCGTAAGGATATATATGTTCTCCATCATGAGAAAGCTTCCACTCTTCAACCCTACCATCTTCATTAAATGGAGTTAAATTACTTATGGTTCCATCTAAATGTATTAAATCTGAATAACCAACCTTAGTCCATCCCTTTCCATGAGGAGATGGTAGCATATGTGAATTAATTACCTCCTTATCAGACACTTCGGTGTCGTAATCTGTTTTTGTTGAGTGTATAACTAAGTATTTAAGATACACTAGCGTAATGTTTTACAGTGGCTACAACATTTAAAGCGTTTAAAACACTGCTCTTTATAAATATTTTAGCTCCAGATGGTAAATGTAAATCAACCCCCAGCTTATTTGTTGAGGCGAATGTAGTATTCATAAAACTATGTGTGACTGTTGTAGCTAAAGCCATAGTTTCAATAAGCTCTAAATCTGTTGTAGTTGTTCCGTCAGCTGGTGATAAATATTGTATTTTAACACTTACATTAGTAGAGCCACTTACTTTATTTTGAGCTATTAAATTAGTTAAAACAGAGTTATGATTATGCAGAGGTATTTGCAACAATTCTTTATAAGTGTCAGCAACGTGAGCTGTCTCATAATGAAAACTTTGCCTAAAATCCATTTTTAACCTTTAGTCCAGTATGCGTACTCTAATTTACATGTAGCTGTATTAGCTTGTACTTCTAGTCCCACCGCTCCTTTTAAAGGAAAGAACATAGATTCTTCAGGGCCTAGGTCTGCAAAAGCTACAGCTCCATCAGTCTTTACTGTAATAATATTTGTTGTATCTATATTTTTTAAATATATATAAGTAATAACTGAGTCTGTTGTAGCTCTAAGATTAGTTGGAGCTGTATGTAAAATTGATAACTGAGAAAGACCAGCTATAGGAGTTTCTACAGTTAATCTATCTGTAGCTGTTAGGTTTAATGATTCATCTGCAGATACATCACTACTTACTAATTTTATTGTTGAGTTTAATGTTGCCATTTTATTTATTTATTTATTTATTTATTATCCTTTAGTCCAATATCCGTATTCTAATATACAAGTACCTGCATCAGATTGCACTTCTAATCCTACGTTTCCTTTTAAAGGTAAAAAAGCAAATTCTCCAGGGTTTAAATCTGCAAACGCGACTGCTCCATCAGTCTTTACTACAATGACATTTGCTTCAGATATATTTTTTAAATACACATAATTAATAGCAGATTCTGATGTAGTTCTAATATTAGTTGCTCCTGTACTTGAAACAGCCATTCTAGCTAAATTAATAGAAGGATTAGTGACAGTTAAAGTGTCATCTACATTTACTAATACATTCCCTGTAGTTGTTCCTACAGAAGAATAGTCCATTGTTAATGATAAAGATGGTGTTAATGTTGCCATATTATATTATTTCTTTGTTATCTTATCTATAGTAATACGTTGGTATATACCTTCGTATTAACGAATTACGTTCATCAGTCGTTTATC